CGTCATAACGTCAACATTCATGTCGGCGCTTAGACGTTGATAGGCCGCTTTGGATAGGCGGGTCTCTTGCTGACCATCGCGCAATTCACGGGCGGTCATAACCCAAGGCGCGTGGCGTTGGGTATTGATCACGGCGGGAACCGACAACTGGGTCACGTCCTTGAAATTGCTCGTGGCATCGTTACCGGCATAGGTGGTCATAATGTAAGGCTGAGGCAGCCACATAATGTCGCCGGTGCGCTCCATTTGCAATTGGTCAAACTTAGTGACAACAGCGGCGCGGCTGGCAACCAGTGCGTCGTCATAGCCTTCCAGCATGTTGTCGAAAATTACGCGCTCTTCTTTTGAGAAACCGTTAGGCATAGCTGATCCCCTTAGGGTGAATGGTTGCTATTTGGCCTGGACCTTGAGCTGGCGCTTGTACCGAACGACCTCTGTACGGTCGCCGGTGCGTTCAGCCTCGGCCTCAAGCCGCTGTAGGTGCTTGTCCGTCTGACGGCTGATCGGGGCCGATCCCCTCACAATGCCCTCAGGCGCTGGTGCGGTGCGGTTGCCGGTTGTCACTTTCAGGGTTCCTTCGAGTTTTGAGACAGCGACCGCAAACTTGATGGGGTCTTGAATGGCTGCGAGGGTTGCCAACTTGGCTGGATGCTTTCCGAGGGCGTAAATGACCTTGGCTGCATCGCTGCTGGCCTTGATCACGATGGCCTGCTGCGTCTGAGACAGACCGGCCACCACTTCCTCTTCTGCGGCTTCAAAATCGCGAACCTTGAGGGCCAATTTCTTGCGCCCAAAGTCTGCCATCTCTTCCGCCCAGGCCGCTTGATTGGCCTGTGCATCCCTCTGGGCTTGGGTCGTGGCCTCTTCGGCCTGACGCTTCCGGTCCTTCCAAGCATCAAGCGCGGTTTCAAAGGTGTCCTCGTCATAATCGCAGCTTTCAAGGGTTGGCTTTTCGCCGACCTCAACCACTTGCGGTGCTGACGGCTTGGCCAACTCTGCCAAGCGGGCATCTCGATCCCGGATTTCTGCGCGGAGCTTGCGGACAAGCCCTGAATCCTGTCCCTCGTTTGAGGCTGGCGCTGCCTCATCGCCAAAGGTTACAAGGACTTCATCCTCATCGCCTTCGGCCTCGCTATCGGTGCCCTCTTGGTCCAGATCGCCGTTACCCTCATCGGGCAAAAGGTCGTCAGTTTCCGATTCTAGGGCGCTGTCCTGCGCATCTGCCGTATTGGTCAATTCGACCCCCATTTTTGCACTCAGCACTCACGGTGGCTGGATACCGATAAGGCTGGGTTGGAGCCGTAATCGTAACGGGTCAAAGCAGAGGCCTAGCACTTGTCCTTAGGCTTGCCCTTGGCGGCGGGCTTGCTGGCCTTTGAGGGCTTTGCGGTCTTGATTGGCTTCTTCATGGCTGCGGACCTTGGATAGGGTTGATCGGCGCTAAATTGTTCATGGGCCGGGGGCTGAAAAAGTCGCGGACCTTGCCAATCATCCCGACCTTGCGCTCAACTGCGCCGTGATCGGTTTCTTGACGGGTCTTTTCGGCATCCGCGAGGGTTTGGATGGTCTTGGCTTCCGAGAGCTTGGTATCGGCCACCGCCTTGCCAGCAAGGGCCTTGGCTTGAGCCGCAGCCGCCATGAGCGCCTCAGCCTGCGGATCAGGAGCCTGGTCCTGCTGCTGCGCTTGGTCGATTTTGTCCTGTTCGTCCTTGGTCGGCTGAACAAGGCCAATGCTTAGGGCCTTGGCGCGCATCCACGATTGCAAGTCTTCGACGCCCTCCCCGTCCATATTCAACATGGCCGTCATCATCATGGCGCTGGCCAGTTCGGGGTCAAACCCTGCCACCACCTGCGATCCATTGATCAGGGTCTTGACCGTCTTGTCTCGGCGCGTCGTCGTCGCCTCGGTTACATCCGAGATCACCCGATACTTACCTTTGGCTAAGTCGTTGCGGATCGAATAGCGGCCCTGCGGATCGGTGAAGCCCTGCTTTAAAACGGTAGTGTCTTGCTCACCGTCGCGGCCCATGGTCTCGACCTCACGGCCCTCCTCAACATAGATGTCACGCGCCATTGAAAGCCAGACCTCACCGCAGCGTTGCCAGGACTGTTTCATATTGTCCATATAGATACCGGACTTGGCATCAACGCGGGTTGCGGCAAGGTCCATGGCCTGAGCGGATACGTTCGCCTTAGTCTGGTCGGCTCCATTATCGGCTGACGTGATCTCAGCAATGTCAGAGCCGGTGATCTGAATCAGGGCGCCAAGAACCGGCGATAACTGCGGCGGGCTAATCATGCCAATCGGCCCGACAGGCTGCGTTGAGCCGTCCGCATTGACGGTTGGATTGATCAAGGCATAGGGCGCGCGATTGATATTGGCCTCGGCCCACTTGGCCTCATGCCCGGCAACCTGCTCTGGCGTAAAAATCGGGCGCTCTGTCGCAGCCGTGGCAGCGGTCTCAGTCAGCTTCGAGATTTGTGCGTTATAAATTCTCTGCGGGTCTTTGGCCAAACGCACATGACCGCGCGTCCGCTCCATATTGTCGATCCACCACCGCTTTCCATAGACCGGAATAATCGGGATGCAGTCACCCGCAATGATCTGGCCTTTCTCAGGGCCAATGATCGCGGCACCAGACAGGACATATTTGCGAACCCGACGGCGCTTAACCATGCGAACCCGCAATTCACGCCAGCCCTCAATAGCCAGTTGCTCAAGGTCGCCATCGGTCAGATCGGAGGCCCATTCCCGGCGCTCCTCTTGGGTGGTGCGGTTCTGCAAGACGTGCAGCTTTTCGGCCTTAACCTCGACGGTGTAATACTCGGCAACCCGCACAACATCGGGCGTGAACCAATCATAATTGGTCTTGAACAGCCCCTGCGGCCAGTCGCTATCATGGTCCAAGCCGTACTCGCGCTCAAACTCCGCCTTGGCCATTGAAGTAATGACAATGCACCACCGGGCATCCGACTTGTCGTAAAGGCGCGCGTTCGGGTCCCAGAACACCGATTGATCTGCATCCACAATGGATTCAAACGCAATCCGCTGGTGGTCAGTGTCAGGGTCAAATTCGTCTGCATAGACATTGGTCAGACGCCAAGCGCCGATACCGCCCTGGACGGCCTCTTCAAAAGCGTTGTCGGTTGCCTGCTGGCCTTTGGAGACATAGAAGTCGGCGCGAAACATGCCGTCTAGGGTGTCGGCGGTTTTCTCATCGGTGCCCTTACCGACGCCACGAAAATCCACAATCATCCGATTAGCGCGATAGTCGGCAATGATCTTTTCAACGCCCTGGGCGGTCTTGTTGACCTCGACCATGATTGAGTTAGCGAACTGATCCCCCCAAAGGCCTTCCCACTGCGCCCCGGCTATGGAGACAAAGCGGCGGTCCTCAAGGTTAAGCGCCCGCTCCTCGGCACAGGCCGCAACCACGCTTTCGAAATCCGCTATGGCGCGGGCGTGAATATCCTCAGACCCTTCGGTCTTTTCGGCCTCATCAATGTCAGGTTCTGATATGCCGGTCATGTCGCCCCGCTCGGTAGGGTTCCGGCATGGGGCGGTAATCGTAGCAGGTCAAAGTCAGCAACAGGGCGGCAGCAATCGCTTAGCGCCGATTAAACGCGGTCGAAATCTTTGGAATTGCCGACGACACTGGGGCCTCTTTGCGGGGGCTGACAATCGCGGGGAACAACTCAGCCAAGGCCCAGATCAATGCATCTGCCCGGTTAGGCGATCCGCCGCCAAGATAACCGTTGGTATTGAAACTGGTTAGTTCCCCTTCAAGCTCTAGGAACTGCCCAACATGGCGCACCTTACCTTGCTCGTAGAGGGCGCTGAAAGGCTCGGCGCGTACAGCCTTGCCCCGTGTCGCTGTAACCTGCTTAAAGGGCGTCCTGGGCCTTGCGGTCTGGATGGTCGCATTGACCATGGCCCCGCCATAATTGACCTCGCCCACCACAATATCAGCCTGGTGCCGATCAAAGGCATCTGTGGCGACACGGCCCCAAACCGCAGGCCCCGCCTTCACAGTGCAGTCCTCCTGGACATAGACCACCCCGTCAACGCCAAGGCCAGCCACCACGATCCCGATAGCGTCATTATCGGCATTGTCCACGTCGCCGGAACCAGAGGGGTCAACAGCCACCACAACGCGGATAAACTCAGGTACGATCCCGTCAGACACTCGCCATTTCTCAATAACCTCATCGGTGAACAGAGCGCCAGGCGTGGCGTCCCCGAACTCGCCATCTAAGAACCGCTTACGCAGCCGGGCGGATAGGCCCTTAAGGGTGTCGATATAATCATCTGACACGTTAGCGGCATTATCGGCGGGATTGATCTTGAAATAGGCATAGTTTTCGGGATTGGCTAACGGCAAGCCGGTTTCAACATCAACCTTTTTGACAAAAACCTTATAGGACCAATGCCCCTTAGACGGCGGGTTTTCGTCGTAATATATCCTAGGCCTGAGAGGCGCGGCCTCCATACCCCTAACGGACTGCATGACGCTTTGCGCTAGCCGGGTAATGGCCACCTGAACACTTGCCCAAGGTATTTGGCTGCACTCGTTGAAATAGATGGTGACAAATTCCATGCCAAGGATTTTTTCCGTTCGCTCGGCATCGTCCAGCCCGGCAAACCAGACCTGTGATCCATTCGGTAAGGTCATATACCAGTCGGTCTTATTCATCGTCCATGTGACGCCCGCAAACGCAATCCG